TGCTAATGCTTTGGCAATTTTTTGTAGTAGTTCACCTTCACCAGTTGGTATGGTTTCTGTGAGTAAACCTGCACCATTTACATACAAGTCAGCACCTACGGTAAAACCATGTCCAGTAAAGTTCATTGTGCCATTTGTAACGGCTTGTCCACTTGCACCTGCACTAATATTTTCTTTGATAATACCCATTGCTGGCATTTGTGCGGCAACTTGATTGTTTGCTAGTGCAACACAGGCTTCATCACCTTGTGCGCCTGTGATGTATACTGCCTGACCTTTTGTGAGGGTTGAAGCAGTGTTGTTGAAAACACCTACACTGATAGCACCATCTAAATCACCTAAGAATTCTGTTGTTGCAGTAATATAATCAGCAGTTATGTTACCAGCAGTATTGATATCACCTTGATATGCACCAATTGCACTATTTGCTCTATCTGTAGTATAGTATAAGTTAGTGCCTTCTGCAACTATGCTGGTGTTAGCCGCTGTTGGTGAAAATATACCTGTACCATCTGCAATTAAGAAGTCATTTGCACTGCTTGTGCCTTGTGCTAAACCATAACCAAATGATCCACCTAATTGACTGATTTGAAAATCATCAACTCTTGCACTGGTTATTGCAATAGGATCACCACCTATTGGTTGTAAATCATCTGTTTTGATTATACCACTGACTGTGAGGTTACCCACACTATCCAAATTGCCTGTGTAAGTTGGCAAATAAGCATCAACTAATGAATTAGCATAGTATAAATTTGTAGTACCTTCAGTTAGATCATCTGTGGTTCCTGCACCATTTAAATATAAATTAGTGCTACCTTCTGCTAAATCATCTGTGCTGGTAGGCATTGGATAGAATGTGCTACCATCATTTGTAAATTCCCAAATGTCAGTTGTTTCATTCCATTTTAATTTGGTGTTTGCGCCTGCTACAGGTCTATTTGCAATTATTTCAACTGTTGCATCACTTGCGGCATTTGCGTTTAGAGTGATTTTTTGATCTGTTACATATAAGTCTGTGACATTTTCATAATTTAAATTACCTTGAACATCCACATTACCAGCAAAACTAAATGGTGCATTACCACTATCACTAAAATATGTGGTTATAGCACTATTTGCTCTACCTGTGGTATAATATAAATTAGTTGCACCTTCTGTTAAATTGTCAGTGGTGTTGTTACCAATTGCTATATTGGCTTGTGCTTGTATTTCTGTATTTGTTACTTCAATGCTATCAGCATTTACTGTGATACCATATCCAGTGCCAACATCAAGTGTTACATTACCACTTGATCCACCACCTGTCAAACCTGCACCTGCTGTAACACCTGAAATTAATCCTGTGTCACTAAGTGCTATAACACCTGTTGAACTGTTATAATTGATGCCTGTACCGCTACTAAGTGCGGCTCTTGCTCTGGCATTTGTAAAATATAAATTTGTTAAACCTTCTGCTAAATCATCTGTTGTGAAGCCACTTAGTGTTGCTCCATCAAATCTACTAATACTTGCGTATGTGGTTGTACCATCATAAAATAAACTTATAACACTGGTTGCGTTTACTGCACCATTTATACTTGATGTGTTACCTACAAAACGCCAATTTGTAAAGCCACTGGTTGTGTCTAGGTATTTTGCACCAAATGCATCTTGTGTAAGTATTAATGTTGCTGATCCACCTGAAGATATATTTGTTAAAGCAATATCTGTGATGTTACCTGTTAAAGTACCTGTATGTATAGTACCTGTTGATATATCAAATGCAACATTACCACTAATATTACCATTGTTTATTACTGTTTCTTGATATTTTACCAGTGTTAAATCATCTAATGTTTGTTCTAAGCCAAAGACACCTGTTGAGCTGTCATATGTGATTGGTGCAGTGTTACTGAATTGACCTCTTATGTCACCGGTACTCACGCCAGTGTATTGAATTATACCGTTTGAACTTACTGAGTTATCATATGCTAAATTACCAAAACCGCTGACATTTTGTACATCTATTTTAGTTCTAACAGATGCGTTAGAAACAGCGGCTGTTGTACTTAGTAGTACAGTTGTAGGAGTTGATGTAACTGCAACTGTGTTGTTGCTGGTATTTACAGAAATATTACTTTGTGTTGAAGTAACTGATACATTAGCCATTTGTTACTCCTATAGTATTAAACTGACAAAGCCTGGTTCTGCTGATATATTTGATGTTGGTACCTTACCTACTGTAGGATCAAATCTTTCAAGAATCAACCATCTATGTCTTTCTTTTTGTACTGGACTGTCATCTGTTTCCCATTGAAAACTTAACACTGTTGCTACAACATTTGCTCTTGCATCTGGTGTAACATTACCAGTATATCTATTTTCTGGTATTGTAAAAACAACTTCACCACTAGCGGCTGCCGTATTGTTAATATATGTGCCTGGTGAAATATTTGCAGTGTTGGTGAAATAACCACTAACTGTGGTATCTGCAAAATTTGGATCTCCTGTTACCCTATCATATGTAACAGTGTCTAAAACAATTGATTGAAAATCTGCTGTGAAAGTATAACCACTTACATCTGCGTTAAAATCATATGTAAATGATTTTTGATCTCCTGGAAACATTTCAATGACTTGTACATTGTCTGCTCCGCCTATGTAGTCTCTGAAACTAAGTAATCTTCCTGCCATGATAACTCCTAAAGGATAAAATTAACACACTAAGGCATGTTAAAGTGTTTGATATGTACTATTTATGCAAATTGCGTATTTATGGCATAAAAACCAAATAATCTTCACCATCACTAGGATATGATATCAAAACAGCACCACCACCACTGGCACCATAATTGGCAGGATCATCTACATTACCTCCGCCACCGCCACCAGGGCCACCTTCTCCTGGATTTATAGATCCACCAAACACTGTACCTTCAATTGCACTTGGATCATTAACTACTAAATTTTGTGTTACACCAAAACTCAGGTTGGCTGTTACTGCTCCAGTACCACCTCTTAGATAAATGTTACCAAATGATGCTGGCACTCCTGTACCTGTTTTAGCACCAAAGAAGCCATATGTTATACTTGCATTGACAGCAGTATCATTATAAGGAAAAATTCCTATAGGATCTCTACCCCATGGTCTTTGAACCGTGATTGTGTCAACAATTGAAGGACCTGATCCTGTTCTACTTAAACTTATACTAGAATTACTATCTGAATCTGTTACAGTACCTCCAATAGCAAGTGTTTGAGCACTGCTAACTGTCCAGTTACCCATGGCAACATTATTAGTACCTCCTGCACCATATAAATCTATATTATTAGCAACTGTTTGTGCTGTTGCAGGGTCAAAATATTGACTACCACCAAAAGTTATATCTGCCCATTCATCTTTAAAGAAACGCCCAGCCAATGCTGTTGTTGTTTGGTTTACACCAGCACCATCTCTCCAACTAAAACTGGCATTTGCTCCTCCACTAGGTGAATTAGATCCTGGCCCTGTAGAGCATAGATAAAATTTGGTTTCTAAATCATTCATCCATAAATTAGGATAATGTCCCCAAAGAGGGTTACCAGGCAATGCAGAATTTTGACCTGCAGTACCTACTCTAAAATTACGGAAGCCTCCACCGCCTCCATTGTTTATAGATTGTCCTGGTGCACCACCATGGAAATATCCACCTTGACCAGTACCTACTACTTCTACAAACACAGGCACATTACTTTTGTCTACCCACGGATCTGTTTTGTCTACTACACCGTAATATTGTGTTGTATTACTAGATATTCTAAAATATTGTGTACCTCTAAATTCACTAGGTTCTAAATGGCCACTTTGACCATCACACCAATCATCTACAGGTACTACATTAGCAAATGCACCTAAAATAGCATTTGATAATGCTTTGAATGATATTTGTCTTTGATGTACTCTTCTTAATTCTGCACTATTTGTAACAGCAAGATTAGAATTACTACCTGGTGGATTTACACTCAATGTAATATTAGTGTTACCGCGGTTATCTTGATAAGGATTAGATAATTGTATTGACACACTAGCATTACCATTTGCATCAACTGTAAAGTTACTGGTTGTACCATCTACAAATTCAGTGTTACCAGAATCATAAATTGTGTAAGTAAGAGTTGTGTTGTTGGCATAATTAGTGTCAACTGTCATAGTTAAAACATTAGCATTAGTTGCACTAATAGAAGCATTAACATAAGGTTGTGGATCACTACCAGAACCTTTTAATGAATTATCTGCAAAAAATCCAAATTTATTTAAACTCATTTACAATCTCCTTATGCAGGTGGTGTTGGCCAATTTATGTCTGCATAGCAATGACAATTACCTAAATGATCAGGCATATCTCTTAATGCTTGCCTATATGTAGCCCATTCTGCTTTCTTTGTGTCACTTAATGGTGAATCTGCCGCTTGTGTCCAATCACACACTTGTAATAAACTGTTTCTTTTTATTCTACACTGTCCTTCCATGCTTGGTGTAGGTGTTTTTTCTGTAATTGGTACCAGTGTTTGATCACTTACATTTACTTTCCACTTGTTTACATCTGTAACAAAACCCTGCATACAACTCATGTTGGGGTTAGTAACACAATTTTGTTCTGCCTTTGCGTGACTTTTCATTTTTCTACACTGCAGGATTTCTCCTGTTGTAGAATTATAAAAAATATAATCTGTAAATCTTTGTCTAGCCATTAGTAGAAATTATCTCCTTTTGTAAGTCTAAGTATATCAAACTTATTGTTAAAGAATGCTCTAGGAAAGCCATTTGCAGTATCATCTGTTATGCTGGAATTAGCCGCTAACTGTACATTTGCCTGTACAGGTTTGTAATATCTACCTGTTGTATTAGCACCAACAGCACTTGCAACTGCCGCGGCAGCCGTATTTGATATACTGACTTTTTGTGTGGCACTAATTGTTGATATTGGTCCTGTTAATCCTATGCCTTGAAATCCTGCAGTACCATCATTTAAAAATTGTGTAACTATATTTCCTTGAGGTTGGTTGTTTGCTTGCCAATATTCAGCATATGAAATATTTCCAATTGGTGCAAATGCAACATCATAACTGCCTGTGTTAACACCACCTAACATTGTGCTGGCAATGATTGAAAAGTCTCCTTCATCAATACCTGTAATGTCATAGTTAAAGTTAGATGTGATCAAACTGTTTGCATCACCTAAATCTGCAGGTACCACAGCACTGTTTGCCACTGTGACATTGTTTGGTGGTCTATCTTCAATTTGTGTACCTGGTGCTAAGTCACCTTGTGCAAATGTACTGATATATCCACTTGGATCTACTGCTATGTTTGCAACACCGGTGTTATGTTGCGTGGTAGCACCTGTTTGACTGTTAACACCATATATGTCATTGATCTGTAAACCAGTAAAGTTAGGTGCGTTGAATTTATTAACACCTAAACCTCTGGTTGGAATACCAAAGTTAAAGTCTATGCCATCTGTTGGCCAATAACCAAAGTCATTAAAGTCTGGATTTATTGGAGCATCAACTACAATTTGTGTGTTACTCACAGTGTTTGCAACTGTTGAGCTATTATCATCTACAACTGGTGTAACATCAACAACAATTTGATCAATTAGTGCATTTCCTGGTATGTTTGCAGTAAAATTAATAAATGGATCATTAGGATCTATAAATCCTGGGAATGTAGGCCAATCAATGTTGCCCCAATCAACATTACCAATAATGTTACCATTACTCCAATCAACAATATTGGCATTTGAATCATTTGGATCATCAATAATAATGATGTTACCAATATTGATATTGGCATTGCCTATGTTTGTCCACCAATTGCCTATGTTTGGTAGTCCCGGTTCTGCTGTTGCTTGTACTACTTCATGTGTATACACACTGTCATCATATTCTAAGCCAACAACTTCTACTGTGAGCATGCCTGACTCATTTTCTTTTTCAGTAACACGCATCACTCTAAATAATTTGTCACTAAAACCATATGTGCTTTCTGTGACTTTTACAACATCACCTACATCTACTTGTATTGCTGAATAATCTGCATCAAAAGTAATAACTTGGTCAAATCTACTTTGACGCAGGTCAATGTTTGCAAGGTTTTTGGCTCTTGGTGCATCATTGATCAAATTATATCTGATGTTAAGACCATTGTCTGGTTCATTTGCTTGTCTATCACCTGCAGGTGTTGTAACAAGTATGGTTGATGTTTGATCTTTTTGGTTTACAGCAGGAAATTCTGCTTCAATGCTGTTGTATAAACTGTATAATTCTGTTGATCCTATTTCTATCTTGCTTACAATGTTGTCATTGTTAAACACAAAAGCATTTGTCTTTTCTGCTGTAGTTGCTTCTCTGTTTGGTACTACTTTAAACTTACCGCCTTTAGGATCATATGTAAAAAATGTACTTGCACTGGTACAAATACTGTCAATATTGTTTTTAACAGGTTGATATGTTGATAACATACCATCAATTTGCCATCTACTGTGATATGCACTGACATTGCTTAAATTTGTGTATTCAACATTACCATAAGTACCATTAATGTTTGAATACTCCCACATGTCATCAATTGAATCTGTGTCAATACTGCTTACTGGTATGCCTGCACCATATCTATCATTGGTCATATAGTCATACAACACATTAGCAGGTGAATTTAGACTGTTTGTGATATCAAAAGTCAGTGTGCCTAAACCTGTTAGGCCATTTTCTGGATCATAGTCTATTTCAAAAATAGCATATACTAAATCTTCATAATTGGTACTTGCAGTGATTGTGCTACACAGGGTTTGTGCCGCTACTTTTGTGCCGCCTGCAGGAAATATTTGGTTAACTGAGCTTTGTGCGTTACCTGCATATACTCTACAACGCATTTTACCATTAACATTTGTACTACTTGTTTGGTTAGGGTCAGTTATACTGATTACTGTTGGTGAATTTACACCAAAGTTTAGTTTTGCATCACCTCTGTAAATATCATTAACAGTGTAAGTACCGGTATCTGTTTTTTCACCAATAACCATCACATAAACCATGGTATTGTTACGGTTTTTAATCTCAGCATCTACTGCTATAGCACCTGTAAACACTTGTCCATAGAACACAGGTACTCTGTTGTCAGTGCTAGGATCTAATTGTACCTTAACACCTGGATCTTTTGCCGCTTGTATGCTGGGTACATCAGGTCCTAATGCTTTTGCTGTGGCTATAGCAAGACCACCTGCTAACAAACTGGTGGCAATACCTAAACCAGTAAGTGTACCAGCGGCCGCAAATGCCGCCGCAAAGCCTGCACCAGTAATTGCACCAGTGATGGCTGCCGCTATTGCTGTAAAAACTGCCATTAACTTACTCCCTCATACAAAT